TATATATATTCCTTTTTAATATTCCTTTTTAATTACAAATTAATTTAAAATACAAATTAAATTCAAAAATAATTATCTTCTATAAATATATATGAGCTTTAATAGACTTGATTATGATACATGTTCTTATAAGCAAGAGATTTCGGAATCGATTGGGCCAGGAGAATATCAGTTAAATACGCCATTTATTTCGTGTGAAGATTGTTATAATAGAGATCCACAAATAATTTTACAGAGAAGTGGTAATAGTGTGGCTAAAAAAATGCCAATGATAGATGTTGACTCTGAGTTAATAAATATTAATAGAAAGCTTAGTAATTGTAGTAATGATAGTTTTGTTCCAAAATTTAATAAAACCGGAGATATTGATAATTCGATAGAAGTTGTCAATTTTAAAAATTGTGATATGCCCCCTACTGAAAATACATTGTTAAGTAATCCAGCATGCAACCTTAAGGGTACAGGTTGGAACCGATGGGAGTGGTTATGTCAAGACCCACAAGATAAAGTAGAAATACCATTTGATTATAATATTTCAAACCGTTTAGTTGTAAAGGATAATCATCGTCCTGTTGTTCCAAATTTAATAGATCAAAGTGTATTTCTTCCAGCTGCAAATGACGAGCCTATTAAAGTTAATATTGCCAAAGCTCCTGCAGTTCCTTTAGGTAATAATGTATCACCACTACAATTTTCTAATATTGTAAGAGGCTTATAATACTTAAAAATAAATAATATACATATAGTAAGATGAATTATTATTTAACCGATAGTATTTACATTAATAACGGTCAAACTTTTTATGAATCACCCTCTAATTCTAAAAAAATAAAAAAGAAAAATTGGCACAATTATTTAGGTGAATATGGATGGACTAAATTAAATTTAGGGTGGAAAAAAAGGTTAAAAGAAGAAGGTAATTCGTGTTTTGGTTTATTAGAATGTGGTGGTGATGGTGATTGTTTTTTTCATGTTTTATGCGAAGCATTAAACACTGAGTTTTTATCTAAATTAAGAATGCCTAAATATGATGTTAAAACATTGAGGGTTTTGGCGGCGAATGAAATAAATAAAAATAATTTTCATTTTATATTAGAAAATTATAAAATAGATTTTGAAGAAAATGAGTTTAATTTTGGAGGAGGCTGGAATCCAAATGATATTAAAACTATAGGTCAATTAAAAAAAGAAATTGTTAAAGGTGGTGATAACTTTTGGGGAGACCATATTTTGCTACAACTCTTGCAAAAAAAATTAAAACTTAATATAATTATATTAAATAGCAATTGTACGGTCCATCCAATGGCTTCGTTAGATTTAGGAGAAAATGATAAAACAATTATTATGTATTATTTAGATCAACATCATTTTCAACTTATAGGCTATTATGATGGAGATTTAATGAAGACCTTATTTAAAAATAATCAATTACCAGACATTATAGTAAAGATTTATAATGAAGATTGTAGAAATAATTTCTAGTAATATAATAATGCCTTTTAATACTTTGTCAAAAAAACCTTCTTTAATAAATACTAGTAGAACTAGTAGAACTTCAAGTCAAACAAGTAGAACTTCAAGTCAAACAAGTAGAACTTCAAGTCAAACAAGAAATAAAAAAAGTAAAAAACGAGTACCTAATATTTATGAGAATAATGAATCCCATAATTATGAAAATAATGATAATCCTATATCTATATATGAAAATAAACTACGTAATTCTCTTTATGAAAAATCCCCCGTGAATGAGCCTATAAATTGGCAAGAGAATCCTAATTCTTTTATTCATGAAAACAATAATAGTATATTCGGAACTGAAAACATCGGAAATAACATTAACAAAATTAAAAAAAAATTAACTAACAAAAGAGGAGTATTATCAAGATTAATGGGTAAAGTTGGTAATGTATTTAGAAAAAAAACAAAAAGAGAGAAAGCAGAGAACAGAGAGCGAGAGCAAGAGAGAGAGATAGAGAGGGAGCTGAGAAAATTTGAAGAAGGGAAAACAAAAACAAAAAAAAAATGGAATTTTTTAAAAAAAAATAAATTAGAGAAACTAGTTATTCCTAAATTAAAAATTAGTATAAATAATAATTTAAGATGTAGTGATAAAAATGAAAAGGAAAAATGTATACAATCATATAATTGTGAATGGAGACCTGTAAAATGGGAAAAACGTACACTTAATAATATAAAAGAAAAAGAAGGTAAAAGACAAAGGAATGAGAAGTTGAAAAATAATACGGTATATGGATGTGTGGATCTGAAGAAAAGACATCAACATTCTCCTTCTCCATCTCAAAACAACAAAAAAAAAAATCAACCACCTATTATCTCTCCAAAAAGTAGATTAAAGTTAGAATCAAGCAAAAAGAGATCTAAAAAATCTAAGTACTCAGATTTTTTAGATAAAAAATCTGATTTTAATAAACGTAAAAAATCCACTCTAGGACCAGTGATATTTGGGTCAGAACCAGACATATTACATATAAAAAAAACAAACAATGCTATTTTACAGAATGAAGATGATTCTTGTTCTAAATATAAAAAGATTAAATGTGCTGTTAAACGTGGATGTAAATATAATAAACAAAAAAAAAAGTGCTATAAAAAAAATAAAACAATAAAACCCAATATACTGTCTCGTACTCAATCAAGTCAGAAGTCAGTCCCATTTAAAGCAGTTTCAATGAAATCTTACCAAAATAGTAATAAACCACACACAATTCCTAGAACTCCATTACCTATAAATAAACGTGTTAATAAACTTCATTTAAAAGGTATAAATCACACATACGCAACAGGACCAGGTAGCAGACAAACATCAACTATTGCACGTAAACAAGGCTTTCATAAAACCCCATTAAATGGGGTAGCATGGTTAAAGTCAATACAAGACCCTAATACTGGTCTTTGGGATATACCACTTGATAGATTTAGAGATACTGAAATGAATTCCATTAAATCACATAGTACTAATGAAGGACATAATTATATGGAATATATTTGGAGAATAGATTATTATAATAATAAATTAAAACATAATTTAACTGATGGTGATTTTTTTATAGTAAAGGGGAAATTTGCAGATAAAAAGAAAAAATATTGTCAATATAGACTTTATTATTGGAATAATAATTCTTTTTATAATATTAATATATGTAAAAAAAAAATAGATGGTTTATCAATAAAACTAGATATTGATTTAAATAATCTTATTGATATTAGTAATTTAAGTAATTTAAGTAAACCGAGTAAGTCGAGTAAGTCGAGTAAATCGAGTAAACAAATAAATTTATTCGAAAATCCTCAACTAAAATTATATGAACAAAGTGATTATAAACATAAAAAACAAACACCTATTATATCTGCTGTATGTGGCTTTTATACTGTTATGAATTTACTTCGTTTAAATTTACCAAGTGATACAATGGACCTAATGGCTAAACAAATACATAGTGATTATATACGAGACCGAAAAAAAATTAACAGTACAAATTTAAGACAAATTAAAAAAAATGCGAAAGAATTATTACCAGGGTTTATAAGAAAAAATTATGATACGACAGTAATTAATAGAACATTAGATTTATTTAAGCTTGAAAGTCATATAATAGAGCATGAACATTTAAAATTATATATTGAAGGGAAAAAAAAACATATTAACACACACGATAATAAAGAAAATCTAAATATTATATCTAATTTTAAATTATCTACTGATCCCATAGTATGGAACGCATATATGCCAGAAGCACCATCTTGGTTAGAACCATTTTTTAAACATATCGAAGGTTTAACTAAAGATGAAAAGCAACAATTTTTAATATCTTATATAGATAATTCATTTGGAATTATAATTAATACAAAAGGTAAAGCTCCTAAATGGTTTCCAGGTTCGGTTGGTCAACATTGGTATTGTATAAAAAAAAGATTTAATAATTACTATATAATGGATTCATCAAATTCCGATGTTACAGAGTTAAGTGAACAAGCATTTTTAGATCATATTGAAAAGCAAATAAAACTAAATTCAACATTTTTTCTTGTAAATAAACTTGTTGAAAAAAATAAACATAGTCCATGTGATAAATATGATAAGAACCAATGTATTAACCCTATTAAAAGAGGGATTAGAAACTCAAATGAATATAAAACAAAATGTTATTGGAAAGAATCCGAGTTTTTAGGACAAAAAATTAAAGAATGTAAAAAACAATTAGGAGATTGGGAAAAATTAAGTGGAAAAGTATTACCTTTAAATAACACTAATCTACTAATAAATATGAATAACAAAATAGAACTTTAACAATAAAGACTAATAAATTCTTTATCTGACTCATTAAATGTTTGCGAAATATGATCATAAACTGGAACACCACATTTTGTGCTATAAATTAATTTTTTCATATATCTAAATGAACATATATTTATTTCTCGTTCATAAATATAATCTGGATCATATTCTTTATTTTCACTTATCATTCCTATATATGTTTTATTAAATTGACCTGAAAATGTTAAGAAAATATCATCATTAATTAATTTATTATATATAAATTCATAATGATATAGTTTTGTATTTAAATTTTTATAGCAAAATAATATATATATCCTTCCTGAATCATCTATACCACGCATAATAGGATGTGTAATATATTTAAAAATAAGATGATTATGTCTATAACATAGACCAGAATCTTTTAAATGACATAGTCCATCAATACAGTTAGAACATTTAAATGTACAAAATGGTAATTTAATTATATTATTATAAGTCATTACTGTTAAAAATAATGGATTAATTTTGAACATCAAATTTTCTATACATAATCGGTTAATTAAGTAATAATATGTAACTTTTTCATTTTCTTTTTTAATTTCATTTTTAATTGAAAATGCACTCATCATTGTATTTGAATTAAGTATTTTATACCATAATTTATTCACTAGAAAATAATTTTTAAATTCTTCTATATTACACGTTTTATTAGGCAATATATGTACTAAAATTTGTTCTTGTAATTCATATGGTAGATCATTAATATTCATTATTATTGATTATTATTTTTTAAGATTACAATTCAAATTTGTTTGTAATTAATTTAAAAAAATTTTCACACATTAATTTATTTTTAAATTTAAAAGTTCTGACAATAAAACTATTATTTTTATAATAATTAATATTAAATATAGTACCTTTGTATGAAATAGACTTCATTTTTTTATAAAAAAAAGTACGTTTTTTATACCAATTCTTAAAAATAATATGGTCATCATTAATAGTAATATTATAATTGAAAAATGATCCTTTCAAATATTTACATTTATAAGTATATGACAATGGAAATCTACATAAAGGACAAATATTTTTTTTTTGTAACCATGTATTAACACATAATGTATGAAATTTATGATTACAAGGTAAAATTTTAATATTATTAACACTTAAACTATCTAAACAAATAGGACATTCTTCTTCGTCATTATGACATAAATGGGCGTCCATATAAATTATTATATATATATTTTTAAATATAACTATATTTATATGAATTATTGGATAGGATTAACTTTAGTTGGTATTATAAGTGGATTATGGGGTGGTATGATTGGCGCAGGTTCAGAAATATTAGTAGTTCCATTATTATCTATTTTTGGTATTTTAAAATCATTAAAAATGAGAATAGGAACATCACTTGTAATGTTATTACCTCCGATTGGTTTATTTTCGGTATATCAATTTTATAAATCTAAAAATATAGACATTCATGGTGGATTATATATGGCACTCATATTTACTTTATGTGCTGCTATATCATCTAAATATACTATTAAGATGAATATAAATCTATTGAGGAAAATATTCGGGATTTTTACTATTATTTCAGGAGTATATATTTTATTTACAAAGGAGAATATTTAATTAGAATATGCTAATCCTCCCATCCCACTCATAATTCGTAATATATTATAATTTATTGCATAAATCTTAATTTTAGCAGAACCACTATTATATGTTGTACTTATTGTATTATCTGTTAAAGTTACATTAAGGTGAGCATTATCTATTCTTGAAAAATTACATGTTCCCGAAGGCTGATGGTCTTCAGGTGTTATAGAAAATGAATACACATTAATACCGGGTGCAGGACAATTTGTGTGATGCTGATAGGGTTGAACTAAATTAAAATATTTACCTTCTCTTTCGGAAAATCTATTATTTCCATTTAATGTTATGTATGCTTTACTTACACAATTTTTACCACCATCTAATAATCCAACATTATTAGAAGTAGACCATAATCCTTTACTATCATTAAGATTTATATTGCCATTTGAATGTGTATATTCTTTAATATCATTATAACCAGCATTTAAGTTGTTATACGTAGGTGTTGTTGTTGTACCATTTGGTAAGCTATTATTATTATACGTTAAATTACCTTCTAATTTTACGGTTGGTAATCCATACCATAAATTTTGCTGCGATTTACCACCAATCATACCCGGTCCTGAATCAGGTTCAGGAGTTCCTGTAAACCCGGTGTAATCCCACATATCAGTATAGTTAAAATATTGATGACCTGCTCTACTTTGTGTATATCCATTCTTTGTAAAATTTGTAGGTTGTATAACCCATATTATTTCTTTCACTGGATGGGTAAAATTAAGTTTTATATTAGAATTAGTTGTAGTTAAAGTATCACTTCCATTAAATTGCAATTGTTCTATTAAATATTCATGTGCTACTTGCGAAAATCTACGGCGTTCATCTGTATCAAGGTATATATAATCAACATATAAATATGTATTACTTGCTATACTTGGAACGGTCGAAAAAACATCTTTACCAGAACTTATATTGTATGATGATACATTTTGTTTATTAGACCATAAACATTCATTTAATTCTCTAAAATTAATAGTAACTACAATATCTGAATATTGTAGTGCGATTAGTGGTAATGCCATACCAGGATTTCTACAAAACCAAAATTGTAGAGGAATAAATAACATATATTCTGGAGAACTATTTGCTGTTGTTGAATTAGAACTATAAATTTGAGTTAATTTAGGAACATTTCCAACCATTTCAGCATACCCTGCTGCATGACCGGATGTTTGTGATAATTCATTCCATATATGAAGCCATTCTCCATAATGTTTATCTATTTTTTGACCACCAATTGATATTTCAATATCTTTTATTAATACATGTCCTATCCAATTAACCCATCTAAAGGCACTCCATGTATTAGAATCAGCATTACTGGCACTAATATTAATTGACGGTAATTTTACTTGTAAATACATTTTATGAACTAAATCAGCATTTCTTTGTAGAGTTATATTTATTTCTTCCCCAAATTCAGCGGTTCCATTTATCATTTGTTTTATAGATTCCATAGAAAAATTAGTATGTCTCCTATAAACAGCTTTAAAAAATGTGATTTGAGGATTGCCAGTTAAATATATATCTTGAGATCCATATGCTACGATTTGTAATAATCCACCTCCCATATATATAAAACAATATTTTATAATCTTTAAGTATAATTTTTACTCTAAATACATTTATAAAATAGTTTTTATATCTTATTTAAAGATACACATATTTAGAGAAATATATTTATTTAAATAAATGGCATTTAAAGTAAAAAATAAACCAATTAAAAAAATAATTGATAATAGAATTACTTTAGATGCAAGACATACTAATAAAATATTAGATTTAGAACAAAAAAAGGAATTAATATGTAATAAAAAAAATGACCTTACTTCACTTAAACAAACATTAAAATTATTAGATAAAAATTTTAAAAAAAATGTTGATAAAATTATTGATATAAAAGATAAAATTATTAAGTTGGAAGAAAGTATCGAAAAATTAAATAAAAATAATGAGATTGATTATTTTCTTGATACGGGACATTTATTATTTGAATATTATAATAAAATTGAAAATAGTGATAAAAGTATAATTAATAATATTAAAAAAAATAAAAATAATACTAAATCAGTATCTGAATATTTTAATATTAATTCTAATCAAAATGGTTCTTCTAAGTCTAAAATTTATGATTCTTATTTAAATAAAACTAATAATTTTAATTTTAAAAATATAGATAATAAAAATATAGATATATGTGTGCCATGCAATAAAGAACGAAAATTATTTTTAGCAGAAGGAAAAATGATATGTGAAACATGTGGTGACGAACATAAAATATTAATAGATTCCGACAAACCATCATACAAAGATCCTCCCCGCGAAATAAGCTATTTTGCTTACAAACGGATAAATCATTTTAATGAATGGTTAGCACAATTTCAAGCAAAAGAATCTACAGATATACCAAAAGAAATTTATGATGAAATTTTAGTTGAACTTAAAAAAGAACGTATTATTAATGTAAATAATTTAACACAAACGAAACTTAGAGAAATATTAAAAAAGTTAAAGAAAAATAAATATTACGAACATATTCCACATATTATAAATAAATTAAATGGTATACCACCACCAATAATGACACGGAAAACTGAAGAGGAGCTTCGTCGTATGTTTAAAGAAATTCAGATACCATTTCAAAATCATTGCCCAAGTGAACGTAAGAATTTTTTGTCATATTCCTATATATTACATAAATTTGTACAACTTATAGAATTAGATGAATTTATACCATGTTTTGTATTGCTTAAGAGTCGTGAAAAGTTGCATCAACAAGACGTAATTTGGAAAAAAATATGTACAGAATTAAGATGGGAATTTATACCGAGTATATAATTTGTTTTTTTTTTATTATAAAATAATTAAATGGAACACGATAAAGAAAAATTCATGTTTATAGATAACAAATTACGATTGAATGTCGTAATTAAATATTTTAAAAAAAGTAAGAATTATGAAGACATAATTAAATATATATTTGCTATAATAGAAAAAACAATTGAATTAAGAAATAAACATATGAAAATTATTACATTAGAAACATATGTTGATTTAAAAGATTATAAATTAAAAGAATTAGATTTAGATTTTGTTAAAATGATGATTCATTATTGTCAAGAAAAATATCCTGATAATTTAGATATTATTTATGTTAAAAATGCTACTATTATGATAAAATCATTGTATGCAATTATTAGACCCTTTGTTGATAAAGATACACGTAAAAAAATATTCTTTCTTAAAAAGAAAAAAAAAACTAAAGAGATAAAAGGTAGTTCAGACCCTGTAGATGATAATCCTGAACATATAAATGAAGAAAATATAGATGATTTGTTTAGTTAAATAACTATACTTTTTAGACACCACAATTTTTATCTATTTTTAATTGAATCGATGGTGATACTAAATCTAATATATTATAAATCATACCTGCAGTTAGTGATATTAACATTATTTCATAATTGGTTAATTTATTTTTAATTAATGTGAAGCATGCAAATGCTACTATTAAAACTAATATTAAATATTTAACTAATCGTCGTAAAATTTCTCTAATATTTGTCATTACTATATTATTATATTTTTAATTAAACTATTTAAAGTTTATTAAATTTATTAATTCTATAAAATGGATAAAGTAGATTATTTAGATGTTGATAAACCAATACCAGGACAAAACTATACCTGTATTTCATTTGTATCACCTGACGAATTAATGAAACAGAAGGAATTGTTTCTTTTTAATAAATTTATGAATCAACGATGTGGTGAATTAGAGAATCAAGTTGGAGAAGTCATAAAGAAATGTTCTGATGATATTAAAAATAAAATAGAAAGAGATATTGTTGAAAAACTTAGACTTGAAATGAAATATACTTATACTGAATTCAAAAGTAAATACGATGATTTTAAATATAAATTTAACGATGAACTTAATACAGCTTTTGAAAAAGTGTCAGATAAAAAAACCAGTATACGTGGCGTAAAAGTGCGTGGATGTTATGATAGTTATGATCAAGCCGAAAGAAGAGCAAAAGATTTGCAAAGAACCGATAGATCATTCCATGTTTTCGTTGGTCAGGTAGGTTATTGGTTACCATGGGATCCTAATGCAGATCAAGTTCAGGATGAAGAATATCTTGAAGGAGAACTTAATACACTCATGCAAGAATATAAAAAGAATGAAATTAACAGAGATATATTCTATGAAGATCAAAAACGAGAAAAACTTAAGGATGCTGAAAGAGAACGGTTGGAAGCAGAATCTAATAAAATTGAAGAAGTATTAGATGAACCTGACCCATGGATGACCAGTAAATTTAAATCTTCTAAAGAATCAGCTTCTGTAGAAGAAGGAGCTTCTGTAGAAGAAGGAGCTTCTGTAGAAGAAGGAGCTTCTGTAGAAGAAGGAGCTTCTGTAGAAGAAGGAGCTTCTGTAGAAGAAGGAGCTTCTGTAGAAGA